GTTTAGTAGAATTATAGAGAACTATAATTTTATTGAAAATAAAGATTTTACCGTAATCGTCAAAAATGACGAAGACGATACAGCTTTTGGTGGAATAAGAAAAAGCACAGACCACTTAATGACATTGAATGTGGCTAAGGAAATTGCAATGGTATCTAACACAGAAAAAGGAAAACAAGCAAGAATATATTTTATTAAATGTGAAGAGGCTTGGAATAGTTCAGAGATGATATTAGCAAGGGCTAATCAGATTCAATCACATATGATAGAAGATTATACAAAAAAGATTGAATTACTTGAAAATAAAGTAAGAGAAGATAAACCAAAGGTACTGTTTGCCGAGTCAGTTGCAACTTCTAAAACTTCAATATTAGTTGGAGATTTAGCAAAAATAATAAAACAAAATGGAGTTGATATAGGGGCAAAAAGATTATTTTCTTGGTTAAGAGAAAATGGATTTTTAGTAAAAAGACAAGGGACTGATTATAATATGCCAACACAAAAATCAATGCAACTTGAATTATTTGAAATAAAAGAAACAGCAGTAACACACGCTGATGGACATATTTCAATAAGTAAAACTCCAAAGGTTACTGGTAAAGGGCAAATATATTTTATTAATAAATTTCAGGAAGTTTAAAATTAAGCTTCCTAACAACCTATAAATTAAAGTATGGGAAGGAAATAATGAGGTTTTCAACAACATTAAATAATCAAAAATGTATGGAATGGGGAATAAATGCAACTCAAGGAATATTAGTAGCATTATTATACGAAGCTAATGCTTGGGCTAATGAAGAAATAATTGATGATAAGATTTATTATTTTGTTTCAAGAAACTTAATATTAAAAGAGTTACCAATGTTTTTTGAAAAAGCTGGAAACCAAGTAAAAGCATTTGGTAGAAAAATAAAAAATGGAATGAAGACAGTTGCTAAATGGGCAGCAGTTGGATTTGGAGCATTAACTGCTGGTGCAGTTTTATTTGCTAAACAATCTATTGATGCAGCTAAAGACCAAGTAAGAATTGAGAAATTACTTGAAACTACGATGAAACGGACAAGCAATGCAAGTAAAGAGCAAATACAAGCAATAAAAGATGAAGCTAGTGCATTACAAAATGTTGGTATAGTTGGAGATGAAGTTGCACTTGCTGGAGCAAATCAATTAGCCGTTTATGGTTTAAAAAGTGACCAAATTAAAAAATTAATGCCTAACTTAAATGATATGATAGCTAAAGAAAAAGGTTTAAATGGAACTCAAGAAGATGCTGTTGCTATGGCTGATGTTATTGGTAAGGCTATGAATGGTAAAACAAAAGGTCTTTTAAAATATGGAGTATCATTAACAGCAGCTGAGGAAAAACTATTTAAAACTATGAAACAAGAGCAAAGAATGGAGTTTATTAGTAAAAAGTTAAATGAATCTATTGGTGGAACAAATAAAGCTCTTCGTGAAACAGATGAAGGTAAAATTATAGCTGCTAAAAATGCTTGGGGAGATATGAAGGAAGAAGTTGGGAAAAAACTATTACCATATCTTGGAAAGTTTGCTGAATGGTTTGAAACTAAAATACCAGCTATTCAAAATTTTATTTTAGGAATTGCTGATAAAATTCAAGAATTAGTTACAAAAGCAGAACCTTATATAACACAAATTAAGGATATGTTTGGAAAAATATTTGAAAAAGTTAAACCAGCATTAGAAGAAACTTGGCAAATATTATCAGATGCAGGAACGGTTGCAATAGATATAGCACAGGACATAATAAATAATTGGGATAGAATTAGCCCTATTGTTTATACTCTTGTTGGTGCAATAGCAGCATATAAATTAGTAATGTTTGGAGCTTGGGTTTATACAACAGCTATGGTTGCAGTAACAAAAGTAAAAATGGCTTGGGATGCTGCACAAGCAGCAGCAACAGGAACTTTAACTGTAAAACAATGGTTATTAAATGCTGCTATGAATGCCAATCCAATAGGTTTTGTAATTACTGCTATTGCTTTATTGGTTGGAGGTATATGGTTATTATGTAAAAACTGGGACTTAGTTAAAAAGAAAACTATTGAATTATGGAAAAAACTAGATAATAATCCATTAGGCAAGGTACTTAAATTTATAATTAAGTTTGGAAACCCTGTAGGTGCTATGATTAATGCATTCCTATTTTTAAAAGATGTAATTACTCAAAATTGGGATACTATAAAAAATTTTGCTATGACTTTATGGGATAATTTAGTTGGTGCATTTAATTATGTGAAAGATGTTATATTAGGTGTTTGTGATGTGGTTGGTGGGATATTTACTGCTATATGGGATGGAGTTGTAAAGGCATTAGATAAGTTGAAAGAGGGTTTTAATAAAGTAACAGATTTTATTACTGGTGCTTTTATGAGTGCTTGGGATAGTTTGATGAAAGCATTAGATGCTATATTACACCCAATAGAAACAGCAAAAAAAGCATTTGGTGGACTGATTGATAAGTTGAAATTTTGGAATAATACAAAAGCTGAAGATAAAACAATTAATATCAATGAGGTTAAGAGAACAGATAATATAGGTGGAAGTAATAAAACTGGTATAACTACAAGTACAGTTAAAAATCCTAGACATGCTTTGGGTACTGCATACTTTAAAGGTGGAGTTACAGGAATTAATGAGGGTGGAAGAGATGAAACTGCTGTATTACCTGCTGGAACTAAAATAATGAGCCATGAAGAAAGTAAAACACTAGAAAAAAAGAGTAGCAACAAGGGTATTACAGTAAATATAAATGTTTCTAGAAACTTTATCGGTGAAAAAGAACATATGGAAAAATATGGAGAGTATACTGCAAATAAGATTTTAGCAGCTTTAAATAATATGTAGGATAGGAGATAAGAAAATGAATATAATTTTTATAGTTGAAGATAATGGAGTACAACAAGAAATGGTAAATATTCCAGTAGTTCAAAATATAGAGCCAGTAAACTGTGAAACAGAAGATGAAGAATTTACAACTATTAATGGGAAAAAATTAAATTTAATTGGTGGTAAAGGACTTAAAAACTTTTCATTTTCTTCTTTTTTTCCTAGTAAATTATATAGTTTTGTAAGTTTTTTAAATTATAAAAAACCTAAATATTATATTGATTTTTTTGAAAAGTATAGAGATGCAAGAGTACCTTTAAGAATTATTATAGTTGATAAGTACAGAGTAGTCTTAAACATGCTATGTAGATATAATTTTACTTATTCTTTTAGAGATAAGGCTGGAGATGTTCCATACACCTTAGATATAAAAGAATATATTTTACCTGGTGAGGCTGATAATAATGTATAGAACAATAGCAAAAGGAATAGATGTAACCAATTATATAAGAGATTTAACATGGAGAGATAGTATTGACACATTAGGAGTTGAGGTAAGTTTTGAACTTGCAGTAAATAAGTTTGATAAAAATTTATCTTTTCTCTATGATATTACTTTGGGTGATCCAGTTCAAATAATCAATGACAAAGGAGAAACATTAGTACAAGCTATTATAGTATCAGAAAGTCCTAATGGAAAGACTACATCATTTACTGCTTATGATATGGCTTGGTATTTGAATAAATCAACTGTGATAAAACAATTTAAAAAGATGGTAGGGAATGACTGTATTAAGTCCTTATGCAGTGAAATTGGAATAAAAGTTGAAGTAAGTGGATTAGATACTAAGATAGATAAAATTTACAAGGATAAGACTATCTCAGGCGTTATTTATGACATCATAGAACAATGTTCACAATTTAATTCTAAAAAATTTTTTATTGAGTATGATAAAGGCACTCTAAAAGTAGGACCGTTCAAAAAGATAAAAGTTACTGGACAGTATGAAATGCACAAAAATACTTTTATAGATGTAGCAAAAAATATTGGAGAGGTTTCATTAAGCAGGTCAATAGTTGATATGAAAAATTCAATCCTGGTTATAACCCAAAATAAAAAAGCAGTTAGAACAGTAGGAAAAGAGCAAGATAGTGAAAGCATTAAGAAGTATGGTATGCTACAAGAAGTGGTAACATTAGATGAAAAAGAACATAAAAAAGCTAAACTTGTTGCAAAAAATGAGCTAAAAAAGTTAAATAAAATTACTGAAGATTTCAGTATTGATATTCTAGGTGATGATAAAGTTAAGAGTGGTAGGGTTATAGATATAGACATACCACTTTTTAATTTAAAAGGTGAGTATTTAATAAAAGAAAGTTCTCACAGTGTACAGAATGGAATCCACAGAATAAATTTAAGATTGGAGGTGTTTAAGGAGTGAGTGAAAATAAAAAGTCTTGGGATATAGCAGTAGCAGAAAAGTTTAAGGAAAGAGAAAATCCAAGTCCAATAGGTGCTGTATTAGGTAAGATTTTAAAACCTCTTCCTGACATCTCTATTGAACTCTTAAATGGTTATGGTGTTATTGATGCTGATAAAATTTACTTATCTAATGCAATAACTAATAGATTGGCTATTGAATGTACTATGAAAGAATTTGAAAGTCAAGGCAATAAATCAACTACTTGCAAAATTAATGATTTAAATACAACTGGTGGAGGTGCTGATAGTGCAGGACATACTAATTTAAGTTTATCAGGACATAGTGGTACTTATGCTGATAGTTCAAGCAAAAAAGATAATAAAGATAAAGGTAAATTTATATTACAGACTGTATTCCATTTAAAAAAAGGTATGTTTGTGTTAGTCATACCTAATTTTGAAGAGGATAAATTTTTTATTGTAGATGTATTTAATTATGCACCAGAGGTGAGTTTAGAATGGGAATATTACCAAAAATAGATTTTTTTGATTACTCTAAACAAGACACAAATAATAGTAAAAACAGTAATAGGAAAACATTTTTGATAGACTTTCAAAAAAAGAAATTATTAAAATCAAATGGACAATTAATAAAAACAGATGATGAAAGGGCTGTTAGAATGTGGATTGAAAAGGTACTTTTAACTGAAAAATATAAATGGAATATTTATAAATATAATGGACCTAATCAATATGGAATGAAATATAAGGCTATGTTACTTAGTCAAAGATTTCCTACACCTGTTTTATATAGTGAGTTTGAGAGAGAATTAACAGAAATAATTAAGAAAAATAAACAAATAATAGAAATTAGAAATATTGATATAAAGTTAGAAAAACATACCTTGAAAACAAAATTTGAAGTAGTGTTAAAAGACTTCAAAACATTTGAATGGGAGGGGTATCTATGATAATAAAAAAAGAATGGAAAGAAATTTTAAAAAATATGCTTGCTAATGTTAATGATGAATATGATAAGACAGAAGGAGGCTTATTTTATGACAACTTAGCACCTGTAAGTATAGAAATAGAAGAGATAAGAAAAACCTTAGAATATATATTTTTAAATTCTTTTGCAGAAACAGCAGAAGGTGAGTATTTAGACAATATATGTAAAGAGGTAGGAGTATTTAGAAGAAAGGCAACTAAATCAAAAGGTACTGTAATTATAAAAGGAGTACCAGGAACAGTTGTAGAAGTTAATACCAAAGTTGCAAGTGATACTTATATTTATTTAACTACACAGGAAAAAATAATATCTGCTGCTGGAAGTGTTGAAGTACCTATTGAAAGTGAAAAATATGGAAAAATATATAATATTCCAAAAGGGACTATTACAAATTTTCTTGTAACTATTCCAGGATTAAATGAAGTCAATAATCTAGTAGAAACTGTTGATGGTTACGATGGAGAAACAGATGATGAATTAAGAGAAAGATATTATTTTAAAGTTAGAGAGCCTGTAACAAGTGGGAACATATATCACTATAAAAAGTGGGCTTTTGAAGTTGAAGGAGTAGGAGGAGTTAAAGTTTTTCCATTATGGAATGGAAATGGCACTGTAAAAGTAGTTGTAGTTAATTCGGATATTGGAGAAGCAGAAGAAGGCTTATTAAAAAGAGTAAGAGATTATTTAGAAGAAGTTAGACCAATAGGGGCTACTGTTACAGTAAAGAGTGCAATAGGTAAAGCTATATCAATCTCAGGTACTGTTAAAATTTCTAAAATTATAAAATTTGATGAAGTAAAAACAGAGTTTGAAACAAAAGTAAAAGAATATTTTAGAAAAGTAGGATTTAAGCAGAATTATGTAAGTTATGCACAATTAGGAAATATCTTATTAAATATTCAAGGAGTTAGTGATTATGATGACTTAAAAATAAATAATGCAACTTTAAATGTACAATTAGCAGCTGAGGAGATTCCAAAATTAACAACAATCACTTTACAAAAAGAGGTGATATAGTTGGAAGCTAGTAGACTAATGAGGCATATGCCAAAGTATTATAGAGGTATTTTAGAAATAACTTTATTACAAAAAGCAATAGAAAAAGAATTAGACACAGTTGATTTAATCTCAAAAGATGTATTAAATCAATTTTTTATTTATACTGCTACCTGGTCCTTACCAATTTGGGAAAGAATATTTGGTTTAAGTGTTGGAGATAAAACAAGCAATATTGAAGAAAGAAGAGAAAATTTAATTTCAAAATTAAGAAGTTATGGAACTACAACAAAAGAAATGATAGCAAGGGTTGCAAAAACTTTTACAAACGGAGAAATTGAAGTTATTGAAGATAATTCTAATTATGCTTTTAAAATACTATTTACATCAATAGTTGGAATACCTAAAAATATTGAAAACTTTAAAGCAGTGATAGAAGTTATAAAACCTGCACATTTGAATTTTAGTATTGAATTTAGATACAACACACATAATCAAGTAGCCTATTTATTGCATAATTCTTTAAAATTAAAAACTCACAAAGAGATTTATGACACTAGATTATACGAAGATAGTGATGTTGTAGGAAAGTACCACAAACATATAGAAATAAATAACTTAAAAAATGATGATTTAAAAACTAAAACACATAAAGAAATTTATGACGAAAGGAGATAGAAATGTCAGATTATACAAAACATTTAAGATTAATAAAACCAGCTGGAAATGAATATTACAATGTAGATCATTTTAATCACAATGCAGAGTTGATTG